TGGTGATTTGTTGAGCTTGCTGTTCGCCCACACGTCGTTTCCACTCCATAAGAGCCCGCTTTTGCTCGTCTGGCTTGGTTTTTTCCAATATAGTGGTAACACTGTATAATCTCCCAGTGGGAGTTATGTATTTTCTGGATCCATCTGAATGTTCACGTTCATAATGGTGATAGGCGAACTTATTAATAATCATCTAAATAATGTTTATTATAACATACTTACTAACTATCTCATAGCACGGCCTTTGGCACGTTTAGCCATCTGTGCTACAATGGAACGACTTCCAGGCAACGTGTCTTCTGGTTGCTCAGGAGCAGCAGGCTGTGGCATTGGTTCAGGTTCAGGCTGGGGTTCTGGTTCGACCATTTCGGGTTCAGCTGGAACTTCAGAAGCATCTGGTTCTTCAATGGGTTCTGTTTCAGGTACTTGATCCTGCTCACCTGTATTATATGTAACTGTGTCTTTGTTTAGGTCAGCTATGCGACTCTGGATAACTGAATCATTTTCCCAGTATTTTTTTAGAATATCAAAAGTGATTGGTGCTCCAGGCAAGTTATTCATCATCTGGATTATGTGTCGTGTTTTGAGTTTGGGTTGATGTAACTTACTGTGATGGTGATGTTTTTGATCCAGATTTCTGCCCCATAAGGTAAGCAATGCAATAATTTTGGTTCGAGTATTCTTATCTGGAGTAAATGTGGGCATCGCTACCTCTTGTTATCTTTTTGCTCGGCCCATGGGTTCGGGTTTGGGCATTTCTACTGGTTCAGCTTCTGCTGGCGCTTCTTCAGTGCCAGCATCAGCGTCAAGTTCAGGCGCTGGTTCAACACCAACGTCTGTTGGTTCTGTTTCCAGTGGTTCTTCACCAGCAAGGGATTGTGTTGCTGAATCCAATAAATTTTTAGTTTCGCGGATATTTTCCAATGCTGCATTGATGGCATCAGTGGCGCTGGTCACAAATGCGTCAGCTTGTTCTGGAGTCATAGTGTCGCGGATTGTTTCACTCAGAGCAGGCAATTCTTCATTTACCATTTTGCCCAGTGTTTCCACCATATCCTGTACTCGATCCACCATGTCTTTGGCAGCCAGAACCACTTCAGCTTCGCCCACTGAACTTTCCATGAGATCCACGGATTCTGAAAGTTGTTTCTGCTGTAGAGTTTTGGTTACAATCTTCAATAACAGCTCAGCATCCTGAGGATTAATGCTTTTGGGATTACGATTGGCTGATTTTACTATGTTTTGTATGGTTCTAGGATCAACATCGCTGGCGTTGGCCATAGCATGCAATGCGTCAACTGATCTAGTTCCTGATACAACCTGATTTCCACGGTCTTTTTCTCGAGCTGTCTTGAACCTATCCATAACATCAGCAGCAGAAAGGTGATGTGTTCCATAACTTTGTCCTGGAATTGAACGACGAATCTTTGAACCAGCGTTTTTCAAAGCTGACATTGCAGCTTTCTTGATTACGCTACCTGGGGTTTCTTGTTCTTGATCTTCTTTGATCACAGTTTTCAAAGTTTGTTCCACCATGAGCAATGCTAGATAGTTACTGTTCTTTTCTGCCACATGACTTTCGTGAGTATTACGAAATTGATTTAGTTTTTTCTGAACATTTTCCAGCATAACGCCAGCTTGAGCACCGGTGATTTTGTCCACCGGGATCTGAATACCGTGATGCTTTTTTAACAAATTGGCCATCACTTCTGCTGTTTTGGGCATCTGAAGATCGTCTAGTTTCATTTTAAATATTTCCTGTTCTAGTATTTAGCACGCTCTATTGGTTTTTATGACTTGAGCTTGATTAAATTGTAAACCAAAAAGCTCACCGCACCAATCAAAGTGCCGATTATGCCCACTCCCCATCCAATTAATTGTTTATTTCGTTGATCCTTCATCTCACTTACTAAAGTCTTGATCTCGTTGATGTTACATTCAATGGTATCCATCCGAGTATCCAGGTTTTCCAACTTATCTTGAAGATTAATATATCTTTCAGCGCATAACTCAGCATGTGCTTCCAAATTGGTTTTTTCAATTTCAGTAGTGCTCATGGTGCTCCTTTATTTTACATACTGTGTGGGCAATGTATTATTTATTACAAATACTGTGTTGGCGTCACTACCCTGAGCTATAATGCAGGATTTTGTGATGTTGGCTGATTCCTTCAGACCCATGATCATGGGCACAAAAGTGCTTTCAGTTTTTAATAGACCCACTGGGTCTGTGCTGGTGGAGTAAACGTCAGCATGATCTGTGGCAAAACTTGTGACCCAAACTGTTTGGGAATCACCGTATGATTCGCCAAAACCCAATCCAGATAAAGAAAAATCAGTGATTTTCTGTGGGTTTTCCAGCATAATGGGTTGAGCTCTTAGTCCAACGATCTGCATGATGGTTTCCCAGTTTCTTTGCTGGTTTCTGCTACGATCCCACTCTGTGCGATTTCTCACCAACTGGTCTGCATCATCCACGAATACCGAAATGTCGGCATTGAACATTTTGAGTACACCTGTTTTGGTAATATCAAACAATGTATAAATTGTGATGAATTGAAGATCGCCCGATAAGTTATAATTGGGCATAGTTAAGCCATGTTCACGCATATGAGTATTTACAAAATAAAAAAGGGACCTTGTAGAAAGGTCCCTTTGTTTGACTTGAGGTCAAAGTTAGAATGCAGTTTCGTCAGCAACAGCAGAAGCAGTCAAAATACCCAGCTTGGTGCGGGTCACTGTTGAGCTGCTGAGGTCAACAGTGTCCACAGTGCCCAAAGCCTGCAGGGCAGTCTGCAAAGTGGTTGCTTCAGCGGCCACGATTGCGCCTTCCACAGCAAAAGTCTGCTGAGTGTTGGTGTCGATCAGTGGACCAGCAGCAACGATGGTGTAGTAACGCTGAATAGTGTTGTAAACAGCCTGTAGGGCGCCTTCAGGACCCACGCTGCCATTGATTGCATTGATGTAATCCACAGTGAAAAAGCTCAGGTCCTTGCTGAGGTTTTCAAAGTTGGTTGTCATGCTTACAGGATTGACTCTTGTAACTTGTGCCATAATATTAAAATCTCCTTTAGCTTACGCTTACATTTATTTAGCATTTGAATCTAAAAACCACTGGTTATTTGTGTTTTTTTCTGCGCCCGGCAGAACGTTTTTTATAGGGTCATGCCTCGTTGATAAATTGGTGATATTTGTTTTGCAAATCATGTTTGAGCGATTCTGGTACAGAACTAGTCATGTACTTGTCAGTGAGAGTTTGGATCACCAGATCTCTTTGTTTTACTGGCAAATGATTGATTTTATCTATGATATCCTGTTCTTCCACTTTAAACTTCAGTGGTTTTTTAGGAGGACGCATTGCTCCCAGACCAATTAAAATTCTTTGAGACTGAGCTGGTGTTAAAGTTTTTTTGATATAACTCGCCAAAGTCCTATAATTATGCAACACCGGTTTGAGAGTTTTCTTTTTCGGAGGAGTGGGTGTTATTGGTGGTGTAGGTGGCGGTGGAGCCGGTTTGAGAGTTTTCTTTTTCGGAGGGGTGGGGGTTATTGGTGGTGTAGGTGGCGGTGGAGCCGGTAAAGGTTTTCCACTAGTAAACAACTGTGAGTAAGTGTATATGAGATTTTTGGCTGTTTTTTCATCTACGGCATCAGTCGCTGATAGACCTAACTCTGTTGCTGCTTGAACCATGCGAGGATCTGGTTGCCCATTCACCTGCCAAGTATCATAGATATCTTGTAAAGGTACAGGTTTGCCGGCCATTCCGCTCTGACCCAACCATTTTTGATAAAGTGCCCATCCTTTCTGAAAATTCGCGTCAGTTTCCTGTGCACCAGCAGCAGACTTGCTTCCAAATTTGGAAGCAATTTTGGAACCCAACCTGGATAACAACCCTGGTCGTTCGGCTTCTGTTAAAAACTCATTTACTCTCATGCCAATCTCCTAGCTGCACGACTAAATTTTTGCGGATCTTTATTCTTGATGCTGCTCAGTAATCGGCGTTCCATGTCTTCTGCCAAGTCTGGCCCATAGCTTTCAGCAATGCTAGCCAATAGATTTATAGCTCCGGTAATCAAATGATTACCACGGCTTTCAATCAATAGATTGCGATTGTGCTCGGGCAATCCATTTGTCAATTCATCAAGTAATGTGCGAGTACCGTTTTTCAAGATATTAATACCTTTACGAGTATTTATATTAGTCACTGGGTTTTTTCAGTTGTGCTAACATGGATTTTAATTTGGATCCCTGTACGTCAACATTGATTTTTCCCAGGTTATCACCGGCAGCATCACGAGTTCTGATTGAACTAGTGGTTTTTAACTGACCCATAATGCTAGTCGTTGACGGAATTTCGCTGTGACCATCAGAATCTTCAGTACTGGTGTCAGTAATCCTCAGACTATTTACGTCAAAGTCCAAGTCCACTTTTTGTCCAACACCGCTGCTGTTGCGAGTTTTCATTAACTGTAACTGATATTTACCACGCTCACGCATTGCTCTGCTGGTAAAGATACCAAACACATTGTCTGCTGTGTTGATTTTGCTGATACCGCCGCTGATGTGACTGTGGTCAAATTCAATTTCTTCAACTGCACTGCGGTTTAGCTGGCTGGCTGTTACAAACAATACATTGAGTTCTTTGGCTAGGTTTCGCAACTCCTCACTGACATATTTGTCCTTAACAAACAAGTCATTGGGGCTGACTTTGGCGCTAACAGGCATGAGCAAATCCAAATAATCCACGCACAAAAAATCTATCGTTACGCCGCTGCGTATTTGTAGTTCTTTTACATAGCTGCGTATGTCATTTACTGTGCTTTGTGCTGGCAGATACTTGATATAAAAATCACCGCTTTTCTTACCAACGATCCTGACCTTCATCTCTACATCGTCCAGATCTTTGAATATCTCTCGAGTAGGCAACCCAGTAATCATGCTATCAATACGCATAGCACACAGGTCTTCACTGAGTTCCAGTGTGATGTAAGCTCCAGTTAATCCAGACAATGTCCAGTTGCATCCCAAGTTTTGCATGAACAAACTTTTACCCGATCCTGATCCACCAGCAAAAATTTGTAATTCGCCCCGATTAAAACCACCATACAGTTTACGATCCAGCCCGTTCCAACCAGTGCTAACCTGTCCATTGTTACTTTTCAAACGCATCAATCTTGCTCTGGGATCAGCGAAATAGTCAGTACCCAGATCTTTGGTCAAACTGATTTGCACTGCATCTTTAATCAATTTTTCAACTGGATCATACTCGCCTTTTTCCAGCAAATCAGCAGCTTTGAGAATAGCCCGTTCTAACTCTTGTCGTTTGGTAAAGTTTTCAAACTCTGCCATAAACCAATCTATATGACCAGAGTTTATGCCCTCTATGGGCTGTAGATTCAAACTGCATACTGCACGTATCTGTGTTCGATCCGGAAGTGTACTATGCTGTTCAGCATGTTCCTGAATAAACTTTGCTGCTTTCTTCAAGCTCTTGTCAAAATTCTCTGAACTATAGATATTACTCACACGGGTAAACAGTGTGGGATCTTGAAGAATAAATTCCAAAAACAGTTTTTGAACGTCTGTTGTAAATTCCATAGCGTATTAGTTATATTTCTTGTTGAGCTTGAGTCTAAG